GTATTCCGCAAGCGTGCGTAGCAGGAAAAAACACCTGTCATTTAATCTACTTTAGATACTAAGACATGCAATGTGCCGGTGCCTGAAGCTCCAACAGCCCACAAATCCTCACCCTCAGTTAAGGTAAGCCTCACCTCATCACCATTGTCTAACAGATAACCATTACTTGTTGTAACACCGCTATTGCCAATGTGTGTTGCGTGCTTAGCATGTAGCAGTACATCCCTACTCACATTATCTACACTAACTATTGATTGACTTGTTGTCGTCACTGTTACTTGACTTGTTATTATCGCCATGTATCTGATCCTCACTTTGTAGTCTTGCACGCCTAAACCTTTCAAAGTCTGCGTGTTGTCTTAATCCTACCCAATTCTTTCTTTGATGTTCCATCTGTACACCCGTGTGTGCGTATATCTTATAGCCAAAGCTCTTAGCTCTAAGACACCACAGTAGATCCTCACCTATCCACTCTTTATGTAAGGGCATGTCTTGGTAATAGCACCACTTATCTCCTTGGTGTGTTTGATCAGCTTCTTTTCTAAACCGATCAAAGACGGATCTATGTACCAAGATAGCCCCTGTCCCAGCTGCATCTACCTCTACAATGCTATCAGGATCATAGTCATGCAATGCGTACAAGCCACTATCTTTACCCATCCTAAATATACAAGGCACTGGCTCAAGGTATGCCTCACCTACTTCCCAGCCACCATGCACTACACCTGACACAATAGGTCTGGTCTTGGCATCTGCCGCAGCTACAAGTTTCTTAAAGTCATTGACTGTAAAGCGTTGATCTGTGTCAATCTGCAACAGCCAATCATCTTTAGTCTTTTCCATAAAGGTTGCAACTACCTGATTGCGTAAGCGACTAATAACACCTGATCCTTGCAATGATATAAATTGACCCAATTGCTTTTGAGATCTAGCTACATCTAATAAGCTTGTGAGAAAGTCTGTTACTACATAACCCGGTGAGCAGATACCAATTGTAATTTTCTCTGTATCTTTCAATGCCATCCCTTCATAAGCCAATGCGCCCATGCACCACAGGCGTTTGCAACACCAAACCTATCAGTGCCATACCTGTGTTTAAGGTATTTAATGTGCCAAGTTATTTGTGCCTTATGATCAGCTGTAGATAAGAATTTTGATCGGCCTTGTGGTAATCCATAATGTGAGCCATTAACAGCTCTTAAATTCCAGCGGCTCTCCATTGTGATAAGTGGTGTTAAACAATCATATTGATCTGCACTGTATTCTAATTGTCGCAGGTATTCCATTTGATAAATTTTTGTGTCTTGTTTAGCAAAGACTGGAGTTATATTTATTAGGTTTATTATTATTACAAACATTGACGCTTGGGCGACTAGATTTTTAGGAAAGCCCCCCCTACCCCCCCATGTAATAACATGAGGTAGGTAAGAGCGTCTGACACTCGGTATGACTGAGTTCCAGTGTAAGCCCCCAACAAAGCGATTGAAACTTAACATGGCTGCCCTTCCTTTGCAAGTTATCTATTGATTGCGTGTTTAGCTGCATCTAGCATCCGACAGGTCATACAAGGGTCATCCCTCATGATCCAACTGCCACACTTATTGCATCTCACCGGCTCGCTCATGCGCCCTTTCTAAAAGTATATCTACAAGCTCTATAAACGGCCTGCAATGTCGCTTTGATACAAAGTAACACTCAACTTCAATTTGTCTGGCATGATCATAAATAGTAGCCATTGTCCAGAATTCCCTTGTTGATACCGGTATAGCAAAGACACCCTTAGATATTTGACTTAAATAGACATATGCAAAAGGTTTAATTATCTTTTGATCAAAGCCATAAACAGTATCTACCAAGACTAATGCATGAGGAAAGTCATCTGCACCATCAAAGCTTATAGCCCTACTCTTGACCTCTAATACAAGCTGATCAACAACTATGTCTTTCTCATTTTTAGTTTTGTCTGCAATCTTGTCATGCGTGGTTGCAATACTAAACTCAGGCACATCAACATTAGGGACACCAAAAGACCTGAGCAGACTAGCTACATAATTGTTGTAGCCATGACCCTCAGCCATAGCCTTGTGATAGTCAAAGGTCATTGCCTACACCCACAAAAGGCACAAACTTTTCTGTTGCCTTCTCGCAATAACCTAGGATCATTACAAGACACACAGCGGTCAGTCCATTTGACTATCTCAAGCTCTACACCATTGTCTGTAAATTTTGCTTTAACCCCATGCTGATCAATCATCTCCATGTCACCCATTGACTGACTCCTTGAATACAAAGGTGCCATCTGATTTAGCTGTACCCCAAACAGGTGGACATTTTTGACCACAAACACAGACATAGCCGGCAAAGGGTTTGTTTGTAGTTTTAGAGATGCCGGCTTTATAAACCATACGCTCACCACCCTCACAGCGCAGATCTCTTAAATTTTCTACTTCTCGGGTCAAGGTTTCTACAGGATTGACTTGCAACAGCTCTTTGTCAAGATCTGCCTTTGGCTCTACTGACCAGTTTGTAGCTCTAGCCATTGACTCTTTAGGTGCAGTCTTGTTTGATCCCTTGAGCAATGTCAGGCATCTCGCAATACAGCTTGTAGCAGTATCTTCCAGATACCACTTACGCATGTGTGCAGGGTAATCATCTCTTTCACCCTTGGCATAATTGGTCACAGCCGGGTTTGCATCATTGCTATCTCTGTACAAACTGCCCTTAAACACAACAATGCCTTTATCAAGATTGATTTCTACAAGCTGTAAGTCAATCCGGCCAAGCGGATAGTTATTTAGAAACCATCTGTTTAAGGTGGCTGCATCTTCATATTGTGTAAGATCTATCATTTCATCTCCTTATCCCAAAGGCTTACTACTCTGTCCATTAAATATTCATTGTCAGCTTCAAGCATCTTTTGTCTTAGTGTCGGATGATTAGTAATTGTCATCTTATGCACTTTGACATTTGATTGCTTCATGTCATTTAGACCGCGTTTGTAACCACTCTTAAATCCTTTGTCATAGCCATTTTCTACAGCTACAATCCATGTCACTGTTAGTAACAGTGCTACTAAAGCAAACAAAATTATTGTGATTGCCCATCCATACATTTCAGAGTTCATATTTCACCGCTTCCTTGAACTTATCTAACCAATAACCCTCAACCATTGCAGATGAGAGCCTACCTCTGACCTGAGATGCACCCATAGATTTATGAGCGTATGCCCTGATCAAAGAAGCCTTTACAAAGTGTGTGCGTTTGCTATCAACATACGCACCACTTACCTTGTCATATTTAACAATTACCATGTCATCAATTTCATCAAGTCCTCTGGTAGATCTACCGGTGCTACATCATTTACTATTTTGTATGGTGTACCACTTGGATGTATTGATGGTGGTAGGACTACATAACCTTTGTGTTTTATATCTATGCCTGATATTAGTTTGCCCTTAAATTGCATAGGCTTTTCTACATAGAAATATATGTGGTAGCCATCATGTGTAGCTACAACATGTGTATTGCATCTAAAACAGCGATCCAATAACTCATAAAACTTAGGATCTTTGCAAGCATTTCTAAAATCAAAATCTAATACAACCAAACTAGATTGTGATATACCAAGACCAATGTTTAGCTCTTGATCTGCAAACCACTGATCAATTTTTTCTTGATCTAATGTTGCATCTAAATAACCATGGCGTAAAAATCTTGCAGGCTCTTTAGATTGTTTTTTAAGTGGCAATACATACCAGCCCTTTTGTGCATACTCTGTAGCGTTCATTTTCCCATCCCTTCAAATGGATTTACAAAAGCAATTAAAGCATAGCCCACTGACAAATGCAATTACCCAAAGGCTTTTCCTAGCGCGGTGAAGCTGCCGTCTGTGTTGAAGCGGATCATCTCAAAGCTAGGGTTACCACGCTTGATCGTCATAATTACAGCTCCGGCTTGCCAATTGGCATAATAGCCGCCCTTGGCCAGATAGCGCATCTTAGAGATGTTACATGTATGTCCTACCTCTATACCTACTAAAACCCTCTGTAATCGGCCATTAAAGGCCTCTGAGTGGCATGTGTAGCCCATCCTGTGCGAGTGCCCTGCAATACAAGATTTCCCCCACCTTTTTGCAATATTCAACGCGCTTGAACCGCCTACCCTAGAAAGGTTGCCCTCATCACCATGACAGAGTACAAAGTCAGTACCGGGTATCTCATAAGGTTTTTTCGCAAAGAAAATGCCAAGATCATCATAACCCATAAATTTTTCATATTGCAGCTCTGGTAAAGCCATCAAGCCCGGTATCTGACTCACTGCACTAAATAACCGATCACCATGATTAGACCTAGAAACTACATCTGTTTTAAGATCATATAAAATATCTTTGCAAAGATCTCTGTCAGCATTTAATGTTTGTTGAAATGACTCAGCTTTGCCTTGACTGTATTTTGAGATTGTATTTAGGTCAAGCTCATCACCTACATTTAGTACAAGATCAAACTTAAAAGTATTAACAAGTTTTTTTAGATTGACAATAGCCTCATCAAATTGAAATGGTACTTGCAGGTCACTACAAATTAAGTAGCGTGCGTTAAAAGACTTGTCGCGCTTAATCTAATTCCTCATCATCATCCCATGGCTTACGCACTGGATCTTCTCTATCCACAATCCAGTCCGGATAAGATGACCGATCCATTGCAAAAGCTAGAGCTGTACCTTCATCCATACCAGCTTTACGGCAAGCCATATAAACTTCATTAGCTGCAATAGCCCAAAAATCAAGCTTTGTTAAAGGCGTTTCTTTAGTTGTACGCCTACGCTTTGCTACCTTTTTGCTTTTGCGTTTAGTTGCCATGGCCTAATCATAAATCATAAAACACCGGATATAGCCCTGTGGACACCTTCCTCTAAACTAATTTTTGGTGTGTAGTAATCACTCATCATTGTGGGATCACCTACGCGATATGCCACACCTGCCGGCTTATCTGCCAGTATGTTAAACCTTGGCATCTTTGTAATCCCAAGGGTTTTTAAGGCTATCTGTGACAGCTCAAGAAAGGTAGTAGGCCTGCCTGTACAAAGATTGACTGTCTGATTGCAATTGTTTTGAGCCATTGTGACCACAGCATCTACCACATCATCAATGTGTATAAAGTCCCTAGTTGTAGTTGCACGCCCCCATATATCAAATGGATTTGAATTGAGTATTGCTCTCTGCAT